TCAAACTTTGCAATAGAATCTTCTATATCTCTATAGTAAGGGTCATCATTTTCTTCATCTCTTGTTCTATAGCAACTTGCGAAGATTAAACTGTCTGCGTCTATAAGTAAAATCATTTAATAAAAATAAGCAATTAAACGATATAAACAAAACATTTAATAAAAAAACCAGCCTCCTCGACAAGACTGGTTCATAAGAGCTGTAAAAGACGTTACTTTTACATATTTTAGATGCACCTAAAACATAGTTTATATCACTTCAACTCTTTACGCTTTCTCGAATTAGTTTTAATCTTCTCCGATTATACGTTTGTAAGGTTACAAGTTTTATAGATATTCGAGTCTACTCCACTTGACGCTTACTGTTTTTAAGTTTTATCATTTCTGATAATATTGGTTTGAATAACCTTTGCTGAAACTCTATAATTGTAAGCATATTGTCAGCAGGTTCATCTTTCTTAAATGCAAAGTATTTTCTACATAAATCTAAATACTTGTCATTACGTTTAGTATTTAAAACATAAATAAAAGATTTTAGCATATACATAGCAGCTTTAGGATTTTCTTTAAGGTCATCCTTAAAAGTATTGCTTGGGGTCATTTTAAAAGTCATAAATTAAAAATTAAAAGTTAAACATTTATTTCATTAACAAATGTAAAATCAATGTGTGCAGTAGACGTGCATACATTATATTTTAATTTAAATTTATTCTTGTTGCTTGATTCTCTTTAAGCAAGTAGACAGGTTTTAGTAATCTTTTTTTAGTCCACATAGTAGTGTCAGGACAATACATTTCTTTTGGTTCTGGTAGTTCTAATTCATTTAACCAGTATAGATAGTTTCCTTTAGGATCATTTACAAAATATAGCTTCACTACTTTTTTATCCATTTTCATTAAAGCATCATATTTATGTTTCTCTAACATTTTTTCTTTATAATATTTGTTTCTGAATTTCATTTCAATAACGCAAGGATGACCTTTAGGTGTGAAACCACAAGCGTCATAATGTTTAAAGCCATCACCAGTCCATTCTAAATCCCAGCCATCTAAATTTAAAAAAGCTACATATACTTTTTCTAATTTCTTTATAGTTTTAATTCCCATTATCCCAAATGATATTAAGTTCTTTAATCCATTTGTTTATCAACTTGGGATTACAAGTACAAGGTTCGAAGTATTTGTGATCGTAATAGGTTGCGTGGAACTTACATACCATTTGAAATTCTTTACGACTAATGGTTGATTTTTTTGAAAGCCTAAATTTTTCCCAGTCTTTGAAATCATATTTACTAAATTTTACCATCTTTTTATTTTTATATTATTTAAAGAATCACGTCTTTCATCACATCCACAATCGTCTTTACCTAATTTATTTGCAATGTATTTAGCTATACGTTTGCCTTGACCTATAGTTATAATGCTTATTATTTTTTCTACTAAATCTCCTAATCTCATAATATATCTAATTCTTTATTGAGTTGGTGTTGATTAAGTATATAAGATTTTGTACTATAATTTCCTAATGTTCCAATATTATTTGGATTTATTATTTCATTATATGATGACCAGCCACTAAATGTGAAAGTAGGAAACTCACCAGTCATTAATACATATCCATCTACATATTTTTTTTCTTTGCCTAATCTTACCAATAATCTACCATTTTTGTATTTAGTGTTTTTTACATCAATAGTTTTACCATTTTTTAAAACTGCATCATTAGAGTTAAAATAATTTTTAGTTAAAGATGTTCCACTATCAAAATCAACATTACACATTTTACAAAATGCTAATTCTGCAGAAAAACCATTTAAACACATAGTGTAAAACTTCATATTTTTATCAACCTTAAAGTTGTTTATGAAATAAGATTCATCTTGGTTATTTAATTTTTCAGACATTTCTTTAATTAATGCTTGTTCTTCTTTTGACAATGTATATGTCATTCCATAAGTCAATTTGTTCTTCATAATAATTTTTTTAATTTTTCTTTTACTTTTTTATAAGTGTTATAAAGTGAGTAGTAAGGAATCCCTGACTTTCTTGAAAGCTGGGCTATACTTTCGCCACCCTCTATAATCTCAAATATCTTTTTATCATACCAATACATATTGTTTAATTCGTTTTGTATTGTTGCATAAACTTCTTCATAATTAGCACAATCAAAGTCAGCAAGGAAATCACGCATATTATCTATTGGTAAGGTATTCACTTTTGCTTCTTTACGTCTTAAATCTAAAAACAATGATTTTAATGTTTTAAAAATATAGTAATAATTATAATCATTTCCAAAATCAATGTCAATACCATCTTTGATTCTCTTATGAATCTTGATATACATCTCTTGTGTAATATCTTCTGCTGTTTCTTTATTGCAACCGAAGGAGCAAACAATGTCAATCCAAACTTGATGTTTGTTGTAGATATCCGATAAGTTGTTTTTCATAATTTAGTTTTTCAATGGGTCATATAAATCCCCAACGATTTCAGGTAGTCCTATTTCATTTACCTTAAAACTAAATGTTTCGAATGCGTAACCCCTGCTTCTTTTGCATTTTACTGTTACCCAATCTGTATTTACTGTGTTCGCTTCTAATTGTATTTGTGTTTCAGCTTTTTTTTCTAAAAAACTTCCAAGATGTCCTGTAGGTTTGTCTGATCCAAAGTTAGAATGTATCACACACATAATATGAACATTGTATTTTGCAGACCATTCCATAAGTCTTTGTACACAAGCATTTGATTCTTCAATGTTATTAACATCAGCACATAAGTCAGCAATTCCATCTACAATAAGCAGACCAGCATTTTCTGCTTTATGTTCTAAACAATAATCTATAAAATCAATTCTGTCTTTATAACCTATAGTTCTTAAACCATAAGTCAAGTAATCTTTAGAAGTTCCAGCCATTTCTGCAACTCTTTTAAATACTCTTTGACAATGCCACCGACCTTGTTCTGTATCTATGTGTATAAGTTGTTTACCTTCTCTATGTCCTTTTAAGTTTCCTCCAAAATGATTCTGGTCTGATAAATATACTGATGCAAGTAATGAAGTAAAGAATGTCTTTTTAGTCTTTGGAGGTGCTTGAATAAAGCTAAAGTTTCCATAAGTTCCAATCGGTATTGGCAAAAGCATATCTTTATTTTTTCCTTTTATTAATGTTTCTCCAAGCGATAAAGCTACAGGAGGATATTCTAATTTTTCGTTTACATCTATTGTGCAATCTTCTTCAATGGATTGCATAGTAAGATATTGTATTGTCTGTTGTTCGTCCAGTCGTAGTTGCATTTGTATAAATATATAAAAAAAAGGGGTGCAAATGACCCCTTCTTTAAAAAATAATATTTAACTAATTAAAATGGTAGGTCATTAGATTCAACAGGTGTATTAACTGCTGCTTCTCTTTCTGCTAATTTTATTATATCATTAGTCCAAATGACTTTACCATTTCCTAAATAGTTTCTTTGTGCTTTAGCTTCTCTTTCTTCTTTTGTTTGAGAATCCATAATAGCTACGTTGTTACCATATCTTGTTTCATCATTTACTGAAATAGTCAAGTTATAGTAAACTGCACCATCTTTACCTTTGACAAATTTTTCTTTAGGTAACTTGTCTACCCTAATACTCGCATTAATAATTGCACTCATAATTTATTGATTTTATTTAAGTTAATATTCTCTTTTGTGATCCATTTGCCTTCAAGGTCAATTACTGTATAGTTATGTTCAACTAACAATACTATAGCTTTATTTATTTCTTTAGCTGTTTCTCTATAGTGATTGAATATTTGATTTTCAAATGGATGGTGATCTTTTTCTTTGTAGATTTTTTCAGCCATTGTTTTTAATTTTATTAATTAATTCTTCTTTTGTAGTTTTCTTTTTGAAGGAATCTGATTCATCTTCACCAAACACACCAAGTTCATAAAACCCAGTAAGTTTTAGTACAGCCCTTGACATTGCTCTTTTTTCTGCCATTTCAGCAACATACCAGCTTTGACAATTTCCTTCATTATACGATGCACCTTTTAATGCAGAACCAAAAGTAATAATCTTCTTATTGTTTTTAGTTGCTATAGCTTTAAATACTGCAAAGTTTGACTCACATCTAATCACATCATAGTCAATAGACTCACATCTAATCACATCATAGTCAATAGAGATTTGTTCTATTGCTTGTATTTTGTCAATACCTTGTCTTGTGATTATTGTGTAGTGTTGATGTTTAAAGAAGTCATCTTTTGACAACTCATACTTGTGATAAAGTTCTGCTAATTTTTCTTTGTTCATAATCTCATTAAGTTATTACTGCGTTGAACTTCAAGTTTAGCTTTTAAACATTCGTTTTCTTGTTTAAGGAAATCATTTTCTTTGTTTAAGTCTTTGATTTCTTGCTCCTTGTTTTTAATAAAGTTTTGGTAAAATCCTACCTGAACGTAGTGTTGTTCGTAGGGTATTGTTCTATTATTTGCCATATATATAATTT